AGAAGCTTCAGGAGGATCGCATCTGTCGAAGCACTCCACGTGCCCTTGAGGCCGTTGAAGAGCGACGCCTGGTCAGCGATGGAAAACTGCCCAGCACTCGGAAGGTCAAACACCACGTACGCAGACATGCTGCGCGGTGATGTCGTTCCGGTGATGAGAGTACTTCCAGCGTTGTCGCTGTAGTCACAGCGAAGGACCCTGCGGGTCCGCCTCCCATATTGATGGGAAGCAATGACCTTCAGGAGACTACCCGATGGACCACCGGTGAGCGGGCCCGCCTGGTACACAGACACCGATCCCTGCTGAGAAACGCGGGGAAGGGTGACTGCGCCAGTCGCGAACGACGCGCCGGGAGTCAGGGTAATTGGATCAGTGAACATCGACGTGCTCCTTTTGCGTTGGTGTGCAGTGAACCTACTTGACTACTCTGGTAATGCCAAGAGCAGCCGCAATGGCGAGCTGGGTTGGTGACAAGCCATCCCAGGTAGCGCCAAAACCGAAGGGGTTAGCTTGTATCCTCTTCTTCGTGGTAACACGAATAGTAACAGGGGATACAACGGGATAGGGCTTCGGCAACGAAACCGAAGGCCCATTCAACAACTTCCCGGCAGAGAAAGTACTAGTCACGGTGGTTTTCTCCATGACGTACCCATACTGCATAACCGTGCCGTAGTTGATCTTGTTTTGTAGGTTCTTAACAAGTGAACCTACATCACTAAACCAATCTACGGCCCAGCTCCACGGTGCAAGATTCCAAAGCGTGTTCAAATCTGGCTCGGCTCCAAAGAGCTTCGCCATTAGCCTTCTTCTATCACTGTACACGTGGTTGTCGTATCCACGTGGCATGTGATAGGTAAAGGCTCCGCTGAACCAACATTCTTGTTCAACGGTTTGATCAAGCAAGGTCTCATACACCGGCATCTGCGATCCTACGTTCGCTACCTGCTCGAAACCATATACACCCGCAGCTGGCAAGTAGTAACTGCCAGCGGGCGAGTAAGTATGGCCGAGTGGTGAGCCGTCGTAGGGGCGAGATGTTTCCTTGGGGAAATGAAAGCTACGCCGAACTAGTCGACCAGAATCACGAATGAACTGGTCAACTAGTTTATCGACTTTATGGACGGCTTTTAGAAAGTCTTCCATATCGCCGATAGTCGGTGCAATACCGAACTGGTAATTAAGAAACTCACCAGCAGCGGCAAGCGTCCCAAGAGCTTTGAGACGCGATTCCCACAGAGATATGCCCGGTAACTTCGGCACATC